ATGGCTTCACCTCATATGTTCAGGAATGGTGTTGTGAAGCGCTGCCAGATTTCTGACACGACCTTTGCCTGGTAAACGGCGTCGCCCAGCGCGGTGTGAGCAATGGTCTCTTTGCCTGATCTGCCTGGCATTTTCCATCCAGTTGATTCAGCCATGGCGATAAGCGGGCGCATACAGCGCTCGTTCCAGTAGCACCAGGGGATGCTTTTTTCTCCGGCTGTGCGTGTTATGGCGGATTTCAGGATCGGGAAATCGAAGGATGCGCCCTTACACCATATGTTCAGTGAATTGCCCGGGCTTTCGTCATGCATATTGCGTGAAATGAACGCCAGAAATTCGGTCACTGCTGCCAGCTCTGTTCCATCTGCGTTGCGCAGGCAGGCTCTGGCTTCCACGGATTGTCCGGCCCACCATACAGCGGTGGCTGCATTGACGGTTCCGCCGTTGCGTTCTGAATCCACCGGGTCGATGAATTTCTCAAACTGCTTGCCCAGCTTTCCGGTGAACGGGTCGAAAAACACCGCCCCAATCGCGAATATGGCTGCGTCCGGTCCGTTACCCAGTGTTTCGGTGTCAATCATGAGATGGTTCATTATGCGCACCCCTTCAGTTCGTCTGGGTTGGCGAGTATTGCAATCAGTCGTTCAATGGATGAACAGGTTTCCTCCGGGGAGGTGTGCTTCTCTCTCGCTGTGTTAACCAGGTCATGCAGCAATTCGCAGATATGCGCACGCTCGGCTTTTCTTGCGGCAATGCTGATATGTGCATGATGGTTAGCTGGTCTGGCGGTTATTTTTCTGCCTGGTGATTCGGCTGTTCTCATTTGTTGACTCCTGAAAAAAGACAAAGGGAACCCGAAGGCATGAATGCCTTAATTAATTGCTCGTGTGTTTTCTGGTGTTATTCCGCGCCTGCTTTCGGCTTCAGGTTATTCCCAGATCTTCAGGGCTAACCAGATAAGCGCACTCACCTGAAATATCACCCATACAGTGGCGATGGTGAGTATTGCTTTTACATTCTTCATAAGGTTTTCGCTTTATTTACGGCGTTTATCGCCGGTAAAGAATAATTCGATATCCTTCAGTGTGTAGATAATTCGCATAATGCCGATTGCCATAAGCACGGAGATAATCAGAATTACCCATGAAAGAAATATGCTCATGCGGCTACCCCTGTGAAGTAAGGCTCAACAATTTCACCTTCAAACAGTTCTGTCATAATCGACTTTAATTCTTCCAGCGCTTCACGGTCATCGCTGCCCAGTGCGCAGTTGTATAGCCCCATAATTGCGCCGCGCAGTGAGTTACGAAGGCTTTCATCCTTAGTTACGCCCCGGTTTGCGAGTTCAAAGTGATAACGTTGCAACGCGTTATTGATAAGTATTTTGTAGGCTTCGATCATGGCTGAATCCTTTATTTATCAGTGCTTGCTTCCCGGATATTGAAAACGCAGGCCGCTGATTAATCTGTCTGCCGTTCTTAAGGCTTCAAAAAATGTGAAGTCCTGTCCGAAGTAATCATCCCCGCGAGTCAGGGTGAAATTAAATCTGCCAGTAACAGGGCTGCGAAAACTTTTGTGAATAACGATGCCAGTGTCGCCAATCGTCCAGGTGTGCTTGCCGGTTTGTTTTACCGGGTGACCGTCTGGTGTGGTATGGATTTCAGTGGTTGCGGTCGCACTATTTTTACGGAAGTGCTGGCGTGCAACGTGGCGTTCGGTGTTGTTATTGATGCGTGCATTTCGTTGTTGCTTCATTCTTCACTCGGTCCTTATGCGATGATTACAGTGATTCGTCTCTTGTCAGCCTAAAAATCACTTCAGCCATGACTTCGCTAATTACATCGATCCCCTGATCGGTAAGGGCTTCTTTCCAGGCCTTGCTTGCACGTGTTGGATCCATCCTGCCTGATTGCTGTTGTATGATGATGAAGCGTAAATCGCTGTATAAGTCTTTTGTTTGAGTGGAGTCAGTCATGTCAACACCTTCAAATCCCGATGCTCTTAATGATCCCGGTTTGTTTTGATGTCACTGGTTGCCTTCGCTGTATTGGTGTTGCTCCAGTTTTGACTTTCTTCCTGTGTAAACCCGCTTTCCATTGATGGTCTGGCAGTCTTCTTTGTTTGCCGGGGAAAACTTTCTTTTCTGTCGGTCGTACGTCCAGTAGCTTTTCCAGTTGTGCCATTCTGGCGGCTCGCATTCTGGTAGTTCGTCAGCCAGCTTGTCCCACTCTCTGGCGTTAAACCACCATACGCCATCCGAATTTTCATCTTCAGGGTTTGAACGGGTCTTGTGTCCAGGCATCTGATTTCGCTGAAGCGCCACGCGCAATGCAGCTTTTGTCAACCCGATATAGGCTGCCCCTTTTTCAAGTGAGCAAAGTCCGGCTACCGGGCCATCCAGTCGCAAGGTTGCCCCTTTTTTGTAGGTGCGTTTTTTCTTTTCCTCTTGGTGTTCATCGTCGTTTGCCGCGCCAACGGATTCGGTGATGCTGTCGTTTTCCTGAAGGGCTTGTGTGTCAGATAACTCTTTATCGGCAATTGACTTCCGCATTTGCTATCCTCTTGCGTTGGTGCGCTTGTCGCGCATCATGAAGGTTTGTTTAGGTTTATAAAAGATACTCGTGCGAGTATCTTTCGCGAGAGGTTAATACTCAAATGGTTATCTTGTCAATAGACTATGCAAAAAAGCTACGTCAAATACGCAAGGCTGAAGGGCTAACGCAAAAGGAATTTGCGGATATTACGGGGTTGTCTTTAGCTGCCATAAGGAACTATGAATCAGGGCAAAAAAGCGCCAGAGCCAAAATTGTTGAGATGGTTCTCCAAGTTGATCGGTTTGAAAAATACATGATGTGGCTAATAAAAGATAAGACAATGCCTGCTGCCGGTCAGATAGCCCCGGCTCTCTCTCTTGATGGCTCCATTCAGTCGGAGGGCGATCAGGTTTCAATCGGCATTACCCAAAAATCACCCCGATCTCGTCGCAATGCTGGCTAACGCTGTACATCGAGCGGGTTTCATCCCGTAGAGAGTGTACGGCTGATTCATCCGTTGGAGGGGCTAATCATGTCGATTAAGCAACTCAAAGACGGGCGTTATAAGGTTGATGTAAGACCGCAAGGGACGGAAGGAAAGCGGATCCGTAAGATTTTTACCCTGAAGTCAAAGGCACAGGAGTTTGAAAGGTATGTTTTGCAGAATTTCCACGATAAACCGTGGCAGGCCAAGCCAGCTGATCAGCGTCGGTTATCCGAACTGATAGATGCCTGGTGGGTGCTTGATGGCCGGAATCAGCCTTACGGGGATACTTACAGGGTCAGGCTGGAAAAAATAAACCGTGAGATGAGGGACCCCCGCGCCAGTGAGATGACGCGAAAGTTTATGCTCGGGTATCGTTCAGACAAATTACAGGCCGGATTAATGCCCTCCAGTGTTAATCGTGATTTGTGCGCCTTGTCTGCAATGTTTACCTCGCTGATTGATGCGGAGGTTTTCCATAACGAAAACCCGGTGCGTGGAATACGTAAGCTCAAGGTCAGGAATACAGAAATGGCCTTTCTTTCAGATGATGAGATTGATCGGCTGCTTGAACGACTCGAGGGGGATGCGCGTCGTGTTGCTGTTCTGTGTCTTTCCACTGGCGCAAGGTGGGGGGAAGCAGCTGGCTTACGTGGTGAGCATATCGTTGGTAACCGCGTAATGTTCTTTAACACAAAGAATGGAAAATCCCGCGCGGTTCCTGTTTCTGATACGGTGCTTTCGTTGATAAAAACCCGAAAAACCGGGCTATTGTACCAGGCTGATTACATCCGTTTTCGGGATATCCTTCAGGAGGTGAAACCGGACTTACCCAAAGGTCAGGCGACTCACGTTATGCGTCACACGTTCGCCACGCATTTCATGATGAACGGCGGAAATATCGTTACGTTACAGCGAATCCTTGGGCACGCCACGATTCAACAAACGATGACGTATGCGCATTTTTCACCGGACTTTTTACAGGATGCGATTAGCTTTAATCCGCTGGCTGATAGTGTCCATAAACTGTCCATTGACTAGTTGTAATTTGCGTTAATTTGCTCCCCTTTTTTTGATTTAGTCATTGAAAAATAAGTAAATCATCAAGGGGAGTAAGGTGTGTTAAATCTCCTGCGGGCGCTTTTTTTGTCTCCCTTTGATACCGAACAATAATTACTCCTCACTTACACGTAATACTACTTTCGAGTGAAAATCTACCTATCTCTTTGATTTTCAAATTATTCGATGTATACAAGACTATATAGCGAACTGCTATAGAAATAATTACACAATACGGTTTGTTACTGGAATCAATCGTGAGCAAGCTTGAGTGAGCCATTATGAAAACGAAAATCCCTGATGCGGTATTGGCTGCTGAGGTGAGTCGCCGTGGTTTGGTAAAAACGACAGCGATCGGCGGCCTGGCAATGGCCAGCAGCGCATTAACATTACCTTTTAGTCGGATTGCGCACGCTGTCGATAGCGCCATTCCAACAAAATCAGACGAAAAGGTTATCTGGAGCGCCTGTACAGTTAACTGTGGTAGTCGCTGCCCGCTACGTATGCACGTCGTGGACGGTGAAATCAAATATGTCGAAACGGACAATACCGGCGATGACAATTACGACGGCCTGCACCAGGTTCGCGCCTGCCTGCGTGGGCGTTCCATGCGTCGCCGTGTCTACAATCCGGACCGCCTGAAATATCCGATGAAACGAGTCGGGGCGCGCGGTGAAGGCAAATTCGAGCGCATTAGCTGGGAAGAAGCCTACGACATCATCGCGACCAATATGCAGCGCCTGATCAAAGAGTACGGCAACGAGTCTATCTATCTGAACTATGGCACCGGTACGCTGGGCGGCACCATGACCCGCTCCTGGCCGCCGGGAAATACCCTGGTCGCGCGGCTGATGAACTGCTGCGGCGGCTATCTGAACCATTACGGCGACTACTCCTCCGCGCAAATTGCGGAAGGTTTGAACTATACCTACGGCGGCTGGGCAGATGGCAACAGTCCGTCGGATATCGAAAACAGTAAGCTGGTAGTGCTGTTTGGTAATAACCCTGGCGAAACGCGAATGAGTGGCGGTGGGGTGACTTACTATCTTGAACAGGCACGCCAGAAATCTAATGCCCGCATGATCATCATCGATCCGCGCTATACCGACACCGGTGCCGGGCGCGAAGATGAGTGGATCCCTATTCGTCCGGGAACAGATGCCGCACTGGTTAACGGTCTGGCGTACGTCATGATCACTGAAAACCTGGTGGATCAGGCATTCCTCGATAAATATTGCGTTGGCTACGATGAGAAAACCCTGCCAGCCAGTGCGCCGAAAAATGGCCACTATAAAGCTTATATTCTGGGTGAAGGGCCAGATGGCGTGGCTAAAACGCCGGAATGGGCCTCGCAAATCACTGGTGTTCCGGCAGACAAAATCATCAAATTGGCTCGTGAAATCGGTAGTACCAAACCGGCGTTTATCAGCCAGGGATGGGGCCCGCAGCGTCACGCTAACGGTGAAATCGCAACCCGTGCTATCTCGATGCTGGCGATTCTGACCGGTAACGTTGGTATTAACGGAGGCAACAGCGGCGCGCGTGAAGGTTCATACAGCTTACCGTTTGTCCGTATGCCGACCTTGGAAAACCCGATCCAGACCAGCATTTCGATGTTTATGTGGACCGATGCCATTGAACGTGGCCCGGAAATGACGGCGCTGCGTGATGGTGTACGCGGGAAAGATAAGCTGGATGTGCCGATCAAAATGATCTGGAACTATGCCGGTAACTGCCTGATTAACCAGCATTCTGAAATCAACCGTACCCATGAAATCCTTCAGGATGATAAGAAGTGCGAGCTGATTGTGGTTATCGACTGCCACATGACCTCATCGGCGAAATATGCTGACATCCTGCTGCCTGACTGCACCGCTTCCGAACAGATGGACTTTGCGCTGGATGCATCCTGCGGGAATATGTCTTACGTGATTTTCAACGATCAGGTGATTAAACCGCGCTTTGAATGTAAGACCATCTATGAAATGACCAGCGAACTGGCAAAACGTCTTGGCGTTGAGCAACAGTTTACTGAAGGCCGTACCCAGGAAGAGTGGATGCGGCATCTGTATGCCCAGTCGCGGGAAGCGATTCCTGAACTGCCAACGTTTGAAGAGTTCCGCAAGCAGGGGATCTTTAAAAAGCGCGACCCACAAGGGCATCACGTTGCTTATAAAGCCTTCCGTGAAGATCCGCAGGCAAACCCACTGACTACGCCATCGGGCAAAATTGAGATTTATTCGCAGGCGCTGGCTGACATTGCCGCTACCTGGGAATTGCCTGAAGGCGATGTGATCGATCCACTGCCGATCTACACGCCGGGCTTTGAAAGTTATCAGGATCCGCTGAACAAACAGTATCCGCTGCAGCTTACAGGTTTCCACTATAAATCTCGCGTTCACTCAACTTACGGCAACGTTGATGTGCTGAAAGCGGCTTGCCGTCAGGAAATGTGGATCAACCCGCTTGATGCCCAAAAACGCGGTATCCACAACGGCGATAAAGTCAGGATCTTTAACGATCGTGGTGAGGTTCATATTGAGGCGAAAGTGACGCCACGAATGATGCCGGGTGTGGTCGCACTGGGTGAAGGTGCCTGGTATGACCCGGATGCAAAACGTGTCGATAAGGGTGGTTGTATTAACGTACTGACCACTCAACGTCCGTCTCCTCTCGCTAAGGGGAATCCGTCACATACAAACCTTGTTCAGGTTGAAAAGGTGTAAGGAGTAACCGATGACAACCCAGTATGGATTTTTTATTGATTCCAGCCGTTGCACCGGTTGCAAAACCTGCGAGCTGGCCTGTAAAGACTACAAAGATTTGACGCCAGAAGTCAGCTTCCGCCGCATTTATGAATATGCTGGCGGCGACTGGCAGGAAGATAACGGTGTCTGGCACCAGAACGTGTTTGCCTACTATCTGTCGATTTCATGTAACCACTGCGAAGATCCGGCTTGTACTAAAGTCTGCCCGAGCGGTGCGATGCATAAACGTGAAGATGGTTTTGTTGTGGTCGATGAAGATGTGTGCATTGGCTGCCGCTACTGCCATATGGCTTGCCCGTATGGCGCACCGCAATATAACGAAACGAAAGGCCATATGACCAAATGCGATGGTTGTTATGACCGTGTTGCGGAGGGTAAAAAGCCGATCTGTGTTGAATCTTGTCCGCTGCGGGCGCTGGATTTCGGCCCTATCGACGAGCTGCGTAAAAAACATGGCGATCTGGCGGCCGTTGCGCCGTTGCCGCGAGCTCACTTTACCAAACCGAATATTGTGATCAAACCCAATGCCAATAGCCGCCCGACCGGGGATACCACTGGCTATCTGGCAAACCCGAAGGAGGTGTGAGATGGGAAGTGGATGGCATGAATGGCCGCTGATGATCTTCACGGTCTTCGGGCAATGTGTAGCAGGTGGTTTTATCGTTCTGGCTTTGGCGCTGCTCAAAGGCGACCTGCGAGCAGAAGCCCAGCAGCGTGTTATCGCCTGCATGTTTGGTTTATGGGTGCTGATGGGCATTGGCTTTATCGCCTCTATGCTCCATCTTGGTTCACCAATGCGCGCTTTTAACTCGCTCAACCGGGTAGGGGCTTCAGCACTCAGTAACGAAATCGCCAGCGGTTCGATCTTTTTTGCCGTAGGCGGCATCGGCTGGTTGCTGGCAATGCTGAAAAAGCTGTCACCGGCATTGCGTACGCTGTGGCTGATAGTGACGATGGTTCTTGGCGTCATCTTTGTCTGGATGATGGTGCGTGTGTATAACAGCATTGATACCGTTCCGACCTGGTACAGCATCTGGACGCCGATGGGCTTCTTCCTGACGATGTTTATGGGCGGCCCGTTACTGGGTTACCTGTTGTTGAGTCTGGCTGGCGTCGATGGCTGGGCGATGCGTCTGCTGCCAGCAATTTCTGTACTGGCACTGGTAGTGAGTGGCGTGGTGTCAGTGATGCAGGGCGCAGAGCTGGCGACTATTCATAGTTCTGTGCAGCAGGCCGCAGCGCTGGTGCCGGACTATGGTGCGCTGATGTCCTGGCGGATCGTGCTTTTGGCCGTTGCCCTGTGCTTGTGGATTGCACCACAGCTAAAAGGTTATCAGCCTGCGGTTCCGCTACTTTCTGTATCATTCATTCTGCTTCTGGCAGGGGAATTAATCGGTCGCGGCGTATTCTATGGTTTGCATATGACCGTGGGGATGGCCGTCGCAAGCTAATCATAACAACCGGGGTTTCGGCCCATAAGCGCTAACTTAAGGGTTGAACCATCTGAAGAATGCGACGCCTCGGTGCCTCGTTAAGACGATGCCTCGCGTTCTTCAATTGCGTTTTGTAGGCTGTCA